ATTTTTCATAATGTATATTATGCGCGTTAACCTTTGTTAACGAATACTGGGAGTGCAAATCATTCGCATTCGCCAAAAACTGCGGTTTTTCGACCCCCTAGCACCCCCCTGCGCCTTCGGGCGCGGGTCCGGTCGCCCACCTGAAGACCCCCCAAAATCCAGCCCGATTCAAATCAATCGGCGCACCAAACAATGACCCCTTATCTTTCGCCCGACAAAACCCACCGCGCCTTGGAAATTGCGGAACTCATACAATCTGACTATGAGCGATCATTATCCACCGGCAAGGACAGCACTTGGCATTACAAAAGCGTTCAGGCGTCCTTGCACGTTCCCCATTCCGGCTTGGCTGTTGTTATTGTTCGCGGGACTGAAGGCCCGAAGACGGGTTGGCACGTTGGGGCGGACTGGGTACGCAATTTACGGGCTGTGCCGTGGTATGACCAGTATTTGGGTTGGGCACATTCGGGGTATCTGAAGGGCGCACGGGGACTGTTCAAGGTTTGTTATAATGACATTCTGGCGGTCCGCCATGAAATGCCGGTTGGTTTTGCTGGTCATTCCAAGGGTGGCGCGGAGGCGTCTGATCTGGCGGCTATGTTCTATAGGTACTTCAAGCCCGCTTTTGTCGTGACTTTCGGGGCTTCCAGACCGGGCCGACTAGCCGCTTTGGAGGGGTTGCCGTTCGACAGGTTTATTCATGGTCGCGACCCTGTTCCTTACATGCCGCCGTGGATCGGCCATCCGAAGGTTTCGGTTGAGTATTCTCTCCCGCCCGTTGATGATAAAATCTTCGCCGTTCAGGATCACGGTATCACGGGTTATATTTCATCGTTGCGTCAGCATTTGGTGAATCACGAAGAACTTCACGGGCCAATTTAGGGGGTTATCATGAACGGTTCGGGCAAGACGGCGGCGGCGGCGGGTGGGGGTGCGACGGGCAGCATTCTGTTGATCAAGTTGTTTGCCTATTACGGGCTGACGTTGACCACGCCGGAAGCCTTGGCGCTGGCGGGGGTACTGGCCCCGGTCCTGCATGGTCTTTCGGATGGTGTAGCCGCCATGTGGTCAGCGCTCATAAGCCGCATTAAATAATCACGGTACGTCCACACGGTTGCGTACTTACGGTACGTCCACCAAGATCAGGTCGAAGCCCGCCGACACGTCCGCCGCCTTTCCGGTTGGTGAGGCGGTAATGAAGATGTCGGTTTTTTCGGTAAAGAGTTGGTGGGGTTGGAATTCGTGAAGGATGTGGCTTGACGCGTCACTATCCAGTCCCAGCGAGGATTTGATTTGCTTCTCGTATCCTGACGCGTTGTCACGCGCCCACAGGTTGATGATCAGGGACGTTGGGCCGACGGCGGCGGCGGGGTTGAGGTTGGCGTAATAGTTGACCATGTAGGCGGACTTGTTGGCCGGGACGGTATAGATTGCCATTAGGGTTTGGTTGTTTCCGGTTGAGATAATGGCGTAGTCTGTGGATTCGGCGGCGTTGTGAATTCGGATGGGCGACGCGCTGACCACGTTTGCCAGTACCTTCATTCTGAAGCAACGTATCAGGGGTGTGGTGAGAACGACGGGGGTGGTGGTCAGTGTGGCGTCGAGGACGGCATTCTGGACGACCAAGTTCCAGTCTTCGTCAAGCCCCTGAATTTTGATTGTTTTTCCGCGCATGGCTTCTTGGTCAGCGGTCTGGCTGATTTTGACCATGAGCGCGGTTGCTGGGAAGGTGTAGGCGGCGGACCCGTCCCAAATTTCTTCGGTTCCGTTTTGCGCCACGTCTGAGTTGCGGCCAAACTTGTTGACGCCTGTGACGCCGGGGATGAGTCCCATGGGTATGGCTATCATGGGGTTTTGGATTGGGTCGGGGTAAGCGCGCCAAGGCATGATGGTATCTCCGGTGCGGTTTGGAATTATTTAATACCATTTTTCGGCGCTTTTGTCATGACGGGTTATGTTTTGGCTCACGGGGCGGCTTGAATAAGTTTGGCTTATTGTTATACTTGTATGGAACGCTATGTTTTTAGGGTGACCGGCTTCGTGTTGGCCGAAGCTGTTCGCGTGAAGCACCGAGACTGGTCCCCCAAGAGTCCACAGGAGAACGATGATGGTTAAGGGACTGCCAGCGAGAGGGCGCGGACGTAGTTCAAAGTGGGATAAGAACGCCGACAAGTTCCCGCCGACGCTGCGGCGCTCGTTTGAGGAGCGAGTAACACGACATGAGCAACACTTCCACTTTCAAGACTAAACCAATTTTAACAGTGGAAAACCCCGGAAATTGGCCGGAGGATTTCGCTCACGAAAACGGCCAATACCTTTGCCGGTGTCACGATTGCGGCGAGAACTTCACTGGATATAAGCGTCGGGTTACTTGCAAGGTCTGTGCGTCCAAACCGCTCACCCCGGATCAAGAGCGCGATGCGCTTTGGTGTCAGGCACTTATGTCATCTGGCCTTGATCTGGAAACGCTCAATACGATTTTGAGCCGGTTCAAGGAGTTGAGGAGGAAATAGAGGTCATGTGGCAAATATTAAAATGTCCCCGCTGTGGATACCGCGAAACAATCTACGGAGCGGTCATTGTTCTGGTGAGGCGATGCCCGCGCTGTTGGTTAAAATCGTAAATCCGACTGATAGAGGAGGCCGAAACGATGCCGAAAACATTGATGGATTTGCTGGATTACGAGATTGAAAACGGAACCCAACGTTCCGCTGGCGTCCTTTACGGCGTTTGCATGGAGGGTCTTGGTGGGGGTGATGGTAGCCGCTGCCAGATAGTCAACCGCGCCATCATTGATCGGTGGTCACGGTCTGGCTTGGAGCGTGTCAAAAAGATTGCCCACAAGATGCGGCAAGAAATGAGCGCGACCGATTAGGAGGATTACCCAGTCATGAGTGACACGTTCAAACCATACGATACGCGGGACGAACTCAAACAGACGGGTGTCCGTTTCACCGAAGCCGAGCGCGAAGTCATCGAGGCGGCGGCAAAAAAGAACAACGTGACGATGGCTCATTTGATCCGCCAAGCGACGATGTGGGCGATTGAACGGATGGAAAACTAGAGGAGGGAATTTAGAGATGGCGATGGGCGATGGAAGATGTGGAATATGCGGACAGGTTCACAACTCAGCGGGCAATTGTGGCTGTCGCCCGACCAATTGGGTCATTCCCCAAGTTCTGGATTCTTTCGCAAATTAAGCGTATGCTTGCGCCTTCGAATAATGATTCATTGTTTGAGGGTTTCCCATGGCTGTTGCTTCATCCCCCAAATCTGACGAACAACGCTGGCAGTCCGAAGAGGATATCCGTGCGCTTCAGCGTGTTGCGGAGATTACCAAGGACAAGCCGCGCATGGCCCGCGCCCGTAAGATGATCAAGGAACAGAAGGCGGCACTGGACGCGGCGGCGAAGGTTTAGCCCATGGCGGTGATTGACGGCCTGTCCGACGAAGAACTTCAAAAGCTTCTGGCTGATATTATCGCTGCCGAAGGCGGCACGGTATCGGAAGGTGGCGACGCGGGGCGTGTGTCAACCATTGACTCGTCGCCAGCACTCGCCACCGGACCGCGCGGGCGCAATCTAACACTGACGCCCGGCACGTTTGACAACCCTGAAATCCAAGGTAGCGCCGCCCAAGTTGACCAAATCCTTGGTGGCTTCGGATTTGACAAGGCCACCAACCCCAATGGTTATAACTTGATGCGTCGCATTTTATTTCCCGATGTTCAAGACAATTCGGGGGATGGCGGCGGTCCGCGTGAGCCGGGGGATATAAATTTTGGTTTTGGCGACGAATCCGTTGGTCAAAGCCCAACTGCGTCTAGTCGGCCCGCTGGCTCCATCCCGACAGGTACGTCTGGCGGGCGCTCTGTATCGGGCGACGGTACGATTTTTGACACCGTGTCAGGCGGCATTAAAAGCCTGTTTCAAGATGGCGCGACTTTCCCCAATGATCCCCGATTCGGTGAAGTCATTAACAGGAATATCCAGACAGGGGTAAAGCAGGTAGGTGATTATTTGGGGAGTCGGAAATTCGGCAACGACGTTATCCGGGGAGCCAGCAATGTGGTGTTGCCGTTCAGCGGAACGGTGACGGGTGCGCTGGCTGAACGGCAACAAATTAACGCCTTCAATGATCGTATGGCAGCAATGGGGCTAAATTATCGTTACACTGAAAGTCCACTTCGGACACTTGGTGAAAACTTTATTGCAAGCTTCCCGCCACCATTTAATTTTCTGCGCAAAGCGCCCAAGTTCCCAACAGTGTTTGGCGGCGACGGTGGGGGAACGGACATCTTTGATGGGCAAATACCGCACGGCTTGCTTGGTCCGGCGTCGCAGTTTACAGGTAGCGGCATTACTATTGGGCGTAAACCGAAGACCACCAAGCCGAAAATCGCACCTGCGCCGAAGCCGGTTGCCGTCGCGCCGCCGCGTCCGTCAGCCAGTAGTTTAGCCGCTGCCGCACGCGGTAAACGGGGAACTGCCGTAACGTCATTTGATAGTGGTGGAGACTTCGGTGGTGGGTTTGAAGGTGGCGGATTTGGTGATCCGGGCGGTCCCGACGCTTCGGACGTTGGATTCACCTAATCAATAATGGGTAGCAATCACCTGTGGAGTCATGATATTTTACCGGGGATTGTATGGTGTTTGAAGTAGAAGAGGGATTAGAGTTATGAAGTGGGCAGTAGTCCTCTTTGCCGTCTTGCTCTTTGCTTTGCCCGTGCGGGCGGACACTCTGTTCCCTGTCCCGTCCACGCCGGACATTTCGGTAAGCACGACGGCAACAACCGAAGTTGTGTTTACCGGCTCCCGTGGCTACGTTGATTGGATTTACCTGAAAAACGACTGTCCGGCGGGCGCTTTGTATTTTGATCTTCGGGATGTTCGGGACGCGGCGGCACGGCGCTATCCGCTCCGCTTGTCGCCGTCGGAAACATTCGAAGCCTCAATGCGGGTGTATAGCGTCACAGCGAGTCCCGACACGGCAAACGCCAACACTTGCACATTCACCCTTATGGGCGCTGCTCAATAGAAAGGTGCTTCCCCATGAAGAAATTGCTTTCCATCTTTACCGTTCTTTTTGCTTTCATGCTTTTGGGCGTTGCCATGGCGGCGGACCCGATCAAGCGAATCACCGGCAAGGTTGTTGATTTCTCGTCACCGGCTGGCGTGTCAACGGCGACGCTGGATGCCTTCGCCTTCGGCTTCGAATCGCAAATGGTCAGGCTTTGCGTTAAGCCGGCCACCACGTCGGTTCCCATGTATTTCCGGTTCGCCACGGCGACGGCTGACGTTTCCGTATCCACTGAAACGTCCTACACCAACACCGGAACCAACTACTACATTGCGTCCGACTACGCGACGGATCGCATGACGGCTCCGGCGTCGAGTTCGACGGTGTTTATTGCCGGTCAGACCGGCACATACGCTTTCGGGCGTGCCATTCCAATGCGGATTCCAGCGTTGGGGGCTGATGACGCACTTGACCAGTTCTGTGTTACGGAACCTTGGCAGACCAAGGGTATTGTCAGCCATATTGCGTCGGGTATCGCGACGGTTGATATTTGGGCTTGGTAAGGGGTTGCAATGCTTGCAGCCCGCCCTATTTCGACAGGGGCGGCACTCACGGAGTTAGTGCGGCGGCGTCGCCGCCGCCGACTTTTTGCTTATCAGCCCTACCCACGGCAGTACGAATTTCATGCAGCCGGGGCTTCCTTCCGTCAGCGCTGTTTAATGGCGGGCAATCAGGAAGGTAAAACCTACTCCGCTGCCCATGAAGTCGCCATGCACGTGACCGGGCTGTATCCTGACTGGTGGCCCGGAAAGAAGTTTACCCGTGCGGTTCTGGTGTGGACCGCCAGTGAGTCAAATGAGTCTTCCCGCGAAATCATTCAGTCCATGTTGCTGGGTACTGAAGAGTGCGACATGAACCACCCGGATTTTGGTACGGGGACCATTCCGGGCGACAGCATTATCAGGATCACGCGCCGACAGGCCGGCGTTACCGATGTTGTTGATCAAATAATGGTTCGTCATAAAGGTGGCGGCACGTCGCGAATCGTTCTCAAAGCCTATGAACAGAAGCGCCCCAAGTTCCAAGGCAAGAAGGTGGACATTTTCTGGCCGGACGAGGAACCGGACGATCCCGGCATTTACTCCGAAGGGCTGACGCGCACGCAAGCCGCCGACGGCGGCATGACCATGCTGACGTTTACGCCGCTGCGCGGGTATACCAGTATCGTCAAGGATTTCTTGGAGCCGCAACCCGGTGAAGAACATTTGCGGCATACCACCAATATGACGATTTACGAATGCACGGGCGGCACTTGGCCCGAAGACACGCCATGGGCCGGTCAACCATGGACGGGTCATTATACGGAAAGCCAAACCAAGGACATCGTGGCGGCGTGGAAGCCGTATGAGCGCGACGCGCGGGCCAAGGGTATCCCCATTGCCGGTGAGGGGCGCGTATTTCTGACGCCGGAAGAAGACATCATGATTACGCCGTTTCCCATTCCGCGCCACTTCCGGCATATTGCGGGAATTGACTTCGGAATGGGCCACCCGTTCGCTCACGTTTGCTGCGCCTACGACGCTGACCAAGACGTTTTCTATGTTTACGACGCGTGGCGCAAGGCAGAGGAAACACCTTCTCACCATGCCGTCAAAATCAACAAGCGCGGCAAGTGGATTCCGGTGGCATGGCCGCACGACGGCGAGAACCGCGATAAGGACAGCGGTGTGAAGCTTCAGAAAAGCTACCGCAAGGAAGGCGTCAAGATGCTGGGTATTTCGGCCCGCTATGATAACGATACGGGCGGGCGACAGGCACAGGAACCGGTTATTGTCGATATTGATGACCGTATGCAAAACGGAACGTTTAAGGTATTCTCCCACTTGGACAAGTGGTTTGAAGAGTACCGGCGCTACCACCGGAAGGACGGCAAGATTGTTGCCGTCATGGACGATATTTTGAAGGCGACGTTCTACGCTTACATGATGCGGCGCTACGCGCGCCCCGGCGAAGTCCCCGTTCAGCGCGTAGTCATGAGCCGTCCGCCTCTCAAAATGTGGGGATAGCATGGACTTGCAGGAATTCACAAATACTTGTGAAAAATCGGGCTTCCAGCCTCTTGGCAAGTTCCAAATGCGTCATGGCGAAGTGCTTATCGGGGAAAAGTATGTCAACTGGTTTCCTGATTTTCCTGAACCCCATTGGCAGATGCTTTGGGTTATTGCGCGCGGCGAAATCGACGTTGCTCAACGGCTCCATATCACCGGCAAGGAAGACGGGCATTCGACTCCGTTGGGTGTGCCGCGTGCGGCGCGCATAAATGCGGCGAAAGAGGCGGCAAAGTTCTACATGGACGACGCGGTGGAAGTTGGGAGATATAACTAATGGCAGATCAGACCAAGGCTCCCAAAGAAAACACAATCGGCGGCGTGACCCTTTCAGACGGTGATTTTGACCGGGTTGCGGTGTTCATTCGTGACGAAGTCGCGCGCCGGGCCGGGAAGCGCAAGGACGATGAAAAGAAGTGGCGGCAAGTGGATCGTCAGGTTGAGTTGGAGGTTCAGGGGAGGCAGGACAACACAGGACAATTCGTCACCACGGGTGTTGAATGGATGCCGTCGCTGGAAGCGCCGGGTCAGACGCAGTCTTTGGAAGTGCTTTGCGCGGATACGCGCCGGTTGCTGTTTCCAGATAGCCGCAACTGGTTTACGCCGCATGGCAACGCGACGGATGAATACTATGACCGGGCCAACGAGCGCAGCTATATAGCGGGGCTGCGCCTTGAAGAGCAAGTACCGTCGGAGTTGGTGCAAGAAGACGTTGACGCCATTATTGACGGCTCGCTGGCCTATGCTCATTCCATGTATGACTTCCGCCTTCACGTTGACGTTATTCTTGCTGAAGCCTACAAGTACGGCACGTATGTTGGCCGCACCCGCATGGTTGAAACGAGCAAGTATCAGAATGAGTTCCGGGGCGTTGTTGTTCAAAAGCGGCATTTCCCGGTTTTGCTTCCGCGAAGCATTCGCAACACCTACCTTGATGATGCGCCTTATATGATGTTGGGCGAAGGCTATAAAATCGGGCCTTCAACCATTGAGTCATGGTGGCAGAATATTGACGACATCAAAATGGCGGCGAAGGCAGGAAGCGCGGACCCGACGAAGGAAAACGGCGGCTGGCGCAAGAATGCCCTTGATAGCATTACGCCCATGGACAAGAAGCAAAAGACGGTTCAGGTTTTGGACTACGAGGGCGATATTGTCGTTCAGCAAGATCAAGGTCCGCCGATTTATCTACCCAATACATTATGGACGGTTGTGGTTCAAAGCGGTGGCCCGAAGGTTGTCCGCTACCGTGAACGCGAATTCCCGTGGAATTCCTACCTGACGGGCGGGTATCATTTCACCGGGGCCAACAAGCTGTATGCGCAAAGCCCGCTGATCATGGCGTCGCCGTTGCAGATTGCCGTCACCGAAGCGCTTAACCGACTCATGCAGTCAAGTATTCTGGCGGCTGAACCGCCCATATCTTGGAACCCGGATGATCCATGGCTGGCGGCGCAGGGCGGTCCGCGCATGGCTCCCGGCGCGCAGTTCCCGACTCAGGGTGATGTTAAACCAATCAATGTGGTATCACCCGAAAAGCTGGCGGCGGTTCTTGGCTTGCTGTTGAAGCTGTATGAACAGATTGTTGGCGTCAACGCACCGCGTATGGGGGCGCAGACCAAATCGCACACTACGGCATTTGCCAAGGACGTTGAAATCGGGCGTAGCGAAATCAGGACGGTGGATTTTGCCCGTTCCATGATGTTCGGCTTCTTCCCGAATTTCCTTCAGATGGAATATAGCATGATGCGGAAGGCGCTGAAGAAGCCCGCTGACGTATTCGTGCCGAAATATAACCAGTTCCTACACCTTGACGCCGACGCGTTGCCGGATGAGTGCTATTTCGAGGTTCACGGTGCGGCGGGTCCGTTGGAAGAGCGCGAGAGGGAAGCCAAGAAGCAACAAGCCCTGTCCGCCGCTTTGGCGCTTGAAGAGCCCAAGTCCAAGATGCAACGGGACGGCACTCCGCTGGATATCGCGGAATTGCAGCGTATCATTCTGGAAGATGGGGGGTGGCACGAAATTGACTCAATCTTTAGAGAAGCCAGTGGCGGTCAAGTCGGCCTTGATGAACTTGCGAACGCAGCCGGACCTGAAGGTGGTTCTGGATTGGTTGAAGGACTCCCACCGGATGCCGGTATTGAAGGCTTGGGTTAAAGGTAAAACACTGGAACAATACGCTCATGAAAGTGGGCGTATTGAAGGGGCGGAAATGGTGATTAAGTTTCTGCTTGAAGAAGAGGGGGTTCCGCCGTTAGGTTAATCAATTGCGGTAGCCCTGTATTTGGGTTAATCTATAACTAATCATGGTTTGAAAGGGTTTTGATCCATGTTTGAGATCGACGGTAAGCAAGCTGCGGACGGCGACGATTCTGTCAACGATCAGACGGATGGTGGCGACGGCGCGCAGGGTGATGATGACCTTGATTCTTTGTTGAAGGAATTTGACGAAGAGACAGCACCGCTTGTGGATGCTGGGACAGGCGATCCGGCTGGCGACGAAGACTCCGGTTTGGCCGGGCGGCTGGAAACGATTGAAGGTGCGTTAGCGCAAAAAGACCTTGATGCTTCTATCGACATCATGAAAGCCGCCGACGATTCGTTGGAGGTTTTCAAGCCCGGAAGGCTTCGGGCTGTGATTGAGTCGGAAGCGCGTGAAGACCCAAGGATTGCGCGGGCGTGGATCAATCGCCACCAGAATCCCAAGAAGTGGCAATCCGTTTGCACAAGTATCGGGAAGAAGTTTGCCGGTGAGATTTCCGGCACGGTCGATACCGAAGCAACGGCGGGCCGCGAAGCTGCAAGGGCATTGGCAAGAGGAACCCCTGCCCGCAACACTCTGCCGGATGGACATATGGCTGACGCTGATATTGCCAATATGTCCGACGCGGAGTTCGACGTTTACGAAGCCCAATTGGCGCGTAACGACAAGTTGCAGGGCGCAGCTTGAAAAGGTAACCCGTCATGACCGTTACAACGACATCAACACTAACAGCGCCGGTCAACTACGTCTTTCAGCGCCGCTTGCTGAAAAACGCCAAGGCCCGCTGCCCGTATTTCGAAGGTTCGACGCCCGGCGACATTCTGCCTTCCCACGAAGGTACGTTTTCCGTCCGTTGGCGGCGTATCGAAAACCTGACGCCCACCACGTCGGCCTTGTCGGAAGAAACCGGTTCGCGCAGCTTCCCGCTTCGCACGGGTTCGGTTCCGACGATCACCCAGCCGACGGCGACCGTCGCCAAGTACGGTGACGTGATTTACCCGACTGAAGAAGCGGACCTGATCAACTACAACGGCCAAACGGCCAAGTTGATTGAAATTCTCGCCATTCAGGCCGGGCGCAGCCTTAACCGGTTGCAGCGCAATATCCTTGAAGACAACGTGACGCTCTACTACGCGTCGAACGGCACGGCGGACGGTGACGTGACCGACGCAATCAGCCGTGGGTTGATCAAGAAGGGAACCAACGTCCTGAACAACGCGTCCGGCATGACGTTCACGAACCAGACCACCGGTTCAACGTCAATTGGTACGACGCCGATTCGTTCGGGCTATCTTGGTATCTGCCATGTGGACGTTGAAGAAGACGTTCGCGAGTTGAGCGGGTTCATTGCAGCGGAACGCTACGCCAGCCAGACGGCGCTGTTCCAGAATGAATTCGGCGCAGTCGGCGGCGTTCGCTGGGTGTCCACCGAAGAGGCTTCGAAAGATGCCAGCTTGGGCGGCGATCCCGGCCAGACGTTGAATACGTCCGGCTCCAACAAGGCGGACCTGTATACGTCCGTCATCATGGGTATGGACGCCCATGGGGCGTTGAGCCTTGACCGTGACCTGATTCGCACGACCTACAAAGCGGGCGACAAGGTTCCGGGCATTATCGCGATCAGCCACCCCAAGGGTTCTGCCGGTTCGGCGGACGCCCTGAACGAAATGGCTTCGCTGGGCTGGAAGTCTTGGCACGCCGGAACGATCCTCAATGATACTTGGGCGATTGGTCTGCGTACCGGGGCCAGCAAGCTTTAATGGTAGATGACGCCAAAATGGTAGGGGGGGAAGAGTCCCCCCCTACCGGCGTTATGTCAACGGAGGCTATTGTGACTGATATTCATTATCACGCGCCAGACGGTCCGGTGCGTGGTCTTCGCCGTCCTGCGTTGCAGGACTTGTGCAAAAAGAACAAGATCAATATTGACGGGTCAGAGGGCAAGAATGTTCTTGTCG